GGATATGGCCTAAACCTGCAGGAAGGCGGGCACCACGTGATATGGTTCGGGCTGACGTGGAGCCTCGAAGAGTATCAGCAGGCAAACAAGAGACTTCACCGGCAGGGGCAGAAGTATCCCGTGATCATTCACCGGCTTGTGGTCCAGGGCGGAACGGATGAGGACGTGATCCGGTCACTGGAGAGCAAGGACGGAGCACAGGAGGCGCTTCTGACGGCGCTGAAAGCGAGGATAGACAAGGCAAGGGAGGGAATACCGACATGACCAACGGCGACATATTACGGGAATTCAAGGATAAGTACCCCGGAATCAGTGTGGACGATTACAGGCCATTGAGCGATATGTTCATCCCACAGTCAAGGCCCGGAATTGTGATCTGGACAAAAGAGGGCGATACGATTGTTTATTTTCCGAAGGAGGGAATACCGACATGAAGACGTTGACAATATGCCGTAATGCAAAGTACAGCCCCGACAGGGGCCGATATTACTGCAAGGAGACGGGGAAGGCATGCATGTTTTCGATTCCGGACAGCGAAGCATGCGCAAAGATCTATTTTCTGGGGCCGGATGCAAAAAAGAGCGGATGCGGCAGTGATGCATGTACGATTGACAGATCAAAGGAGTGATGGAGATTGACCGTTAAAGAGTTGTCACAGCTTTACTACCTGGGGAAAGAGATCGAGCTTTGCCAGAAACAGCTTGCAGAGCTTGAAGCGCAGCGGGGAATCAGTGCGATCAACATGGATGGCATGCCGCACACAAAGGGCATGACAAAGAGTCAGATCGAACAGCTGGCGGCTGAGATCGTGGATCTTAAGGCGATCATTCATGCGAAACAGATCGAGTGCATCCATGAGCGAAACAGACTTGAGCGGTACATTGCAGATATACCGGACAGCGAAATCCGAAACATATTCACATACCGATTCGTCAACCGCCTATCGTGGGACGACGTGGCAACATGTATGGGGCCCGGAAACACTCCGGAGCGGGTGCGGCAGGTCTGCAGCCGGTATACGAGACAGGCCGGGGACTGAAATTGTCACACATGTCACACGGGTATCTGCTATAATGGTATCATCCCGAAAAGGGACAGGCGCTGAAGGGCGCTTTTCTCTTTTGGGGATATAACGAAATTCGTGGCCACGATTCGAGCACGCCTCCCATCGTGTTATAAATCCGGATTTCTTAAAGCCTCTGGCGCGAGTAAGCGCCGGGGGCTTTTTGCGTGGGAGGAAGCATGGCACTGTACAGACAGCAACGAGATTATGAGAACCTGACGCGCGTGGTATTCAAAGGCGCCGGGGAATACAACATCCCGATAATCAAACCGGATGATCCGACGGTCGATAACTGGATCGGGTTCAATTACGCGAAGGGATGCGAGGAGCCAGAAATCCACGGGATACACTTTTTCATAGATGATTATCAGTTCGTGAGGCTGTGGAAGGATCCGGATCGGTATATCCCGATGCTTCAAAAGTTTCAGGCGGTATGCACGCCGGACTTTTCAACGTATACGGATTTTCCGAAAGCGGTGCAGATCTTCAACCATTATCGAAAGCACTGGTTAGGCGCGTACTGGCAGATGTACGGCATACGGGTGATCCCCACCATCAGCTGGTCGGACCACGACAGCTATGACTGGTGTTTTGCGGGAGAACCGAGAGGCTACACGGTTGCGGTATCATCCGTGGGAACGCAGGCGAATCCGAAGACAAAACAGCTTTTCATGGACGGATACAGAGAGATGCTGAAGCGCCTGGAGCCGACAAAGATCATCATGTACGGTAATATTCCGGAAGGATGCGAGGGAAACATCATCCCGGTCAAGGCCTTTCAGCAGAAGTGGAGAGATAAATAAATGGGCGGCAGAGGTGGAAAATACGACACGGCGGGCGATATCGTCGGGCAGTATGAGCTGTCGGATATTACTGACAGTAAAAATAAAATAGTCCAGTTTTACCGAAATATCGAAAAGGCCGGAACGATTCGTGTGGACGAAGAAACAGAGCGGATCGTCGTGAAGAAATCAGCGATGCAGGAAGCAAGACAGCTTGCGAATGAGCTGACTGAAAGAATGTCAATCGTGGATCATGGAGCCCGTAACGATTATCAGGATCTGAGGCGCCTGCTGCAGGGCACGTACACGATCAGCGAACAGGACCGCAGCAACATTCCGGATTTTGGAGCATATGCGAGATCGCGGGATAATTTTCTACGGATCGGACGCGAGGGAACGAGCATCGATACGGTTTATCAGGAACTGTCGTCGAGCTATCCGCAGTATTTTGATGCTTCCAGGGTGACGAATCAAGCGGATCAGCTGCAGGACATCAACCGCGTCATGGCGACGCTGAAAAGCGGGCGCATAGAGCTTCCGCGGGAGTACAGACAGGCCGCGGCGGACGATCTGAGGATGGCGATCATTCGTGGATATGTCGCGCAGCGGAACCGAAGAAAGAGAGGCGCGTAAAGAATGAGGCGTCAGCTTAATTTGACTGAAATGATCAAGCAGATCTTGAAAAGGCTAGGACTTCCGGAAGATGATCGGTTAAATAGTTTTGAGATCATCGAGGAAGAGTAAAAAATAATTGACTGAGATATAGAGGAGTGGTATCATGGGAGGTAGAGGTGGAAGCAGTGGTTTGCTGCAGGAAGATGGCCCGCAGGGCGGCGGAAGCGGAAACGGCAGTCTAAAATACAATCAGCCGAATACACCACAAATGAGGCCGCCGGCGCCAACAATTAGAGGCGTGATAGGCGAAAAAGGGAAGCCGGTCCCGGTTAATGAAGCAGTCACAAAGGTGAATACATTCTGGGACAAAGAATATGCCGATTACAGTGAAAACTGTCAGCGGTGTGTTGTGGCGTATGAATTAAACCGAAGAGGGTACAGGGTAGAGGCCGAGGCCACATGGCAAGATGACCCGTATCCGCGGGGTAACCACTGGATGACGGCATTCCGAGGCGGAAAACTCGAAGGGGTTGGGGGTAATTCAACAGCCCGTATTAACAATAACATAATTTCGAAAATGAAAGAGTGGGGAAATGGTACACGTGGAATTGTAAAAGTCGTGTATCCAGGAGAGCACAGCGGTCACGTTTTCAACGTCGAGTATCGTAACGGCAGGTTGTATTATTATGATCCGCAAACGGGTGTAACATTCCGAAATAAGACAGTATTTGATCACGTGGTTAAAAAATCGGTCCAGGTTATGAGAAGCGACAATCTGGATATAGCGGACAATGTGAGGGATATGGTCAGAAAAAGATAAGAGGTGATCAAAATGCAGGAAAAAATCACTATCGAGCAGGCTATTGAAAAAGCAAAAAAGCGAAATGCGAATTACAATACCTGCATTGAACATGCAAACGCATGGGCCTTTAGCCGGGCAACAGGTGAAGAGCAAATAGGCGGAGCTGATGCCGGGGTTGTTGTTATGAAGGAAGATGGCCGTATGCTGAACATGTACGAATACTACATGTCCGACGTCGGAGAAAGTGATATCATCAGCGAAAGAAGCATTTAACAACAGAGAGAACCGTGGCGATCACGGTTGAAAAGCATCCGCTCATGTGCGGGTGCTTTTTAATTTGATTCACAGAAAGAGAGGTGGCCGTATGGCGTTCTCGAAAAAGAATCAGTACGGCAGTAAGCCGCGATACCAGACACCTGAAGAAATGCAGGTGAAAATTGACGAGTATTTTGAAAAGTGCAAGGGCACGCTGCTGAGAGATCACAACGACGATCCGATCATTGACAGGTGGGGCAATCCGGTATATCTGGACAAAAAGCCTCCCACGGTCACGGGGCTTGCGCTGGCACTGGGATTCAAGACACGCAGGGCCCTGATGCTTTATCAGGCAAAAAAGGAATTTACCGATGTTGTGCTTGAGGCGAAATCCCGCATTGAGCTGTACAACGAAGAGATGCTGTATGACAGGGACGGATCCAAAGGAGCGATCTTCAACCTGACGCGGAACTTTGCAGGCTGGCAGGAAGAAAAGACAGAGGACGGCAAGAGCACAGCCGTCAATATCATCAATGATATCCCGAAGGGTACTGTCACCGTGAACACAGACACGGCAGTGTTCAACGCTCTGCAGAAGCCGGAAGAAGAGACCACTACACAGAACGAAGATGCCGGGAAATAACCCTTCCGGGGTCCGTCTTTCTGAGGTTATAGCCCCGGCGTTCTATCCCGTGTATTGGGACGTGAAAGAGGGGAAACACACATATTACGATCTATACGGCGGCCGAGGTTCGACCAAATCGTCCTTTATCAGCGTGGAGATGGTTCTGGGTATCATGGATGATCCTGCAGCGAATGGGGTTGTCTTTCGAAAGGTCGCGAGCACGATCAGCACGTCGGTATTTGAGCAGATCTTATGGGCGATCGACGCGCTGGGCGTGAGCGAGCACTGGAAGACTACAGTAAACCCGCATAAAGCGGTGTACATCCCTACCGGGCAAGTGATCCTGTTTCGAGGCCTTGACAAAGCGAAAAAGCTGAAATCGATCAAGGTATCGAAAGGGTACATCAAATACTGTTGGTTTGAGGAGCTGGACGAGTTCGCGGGCGAGGAGGAGATCCGTTCTGTTCAGCAGTCCGTGCTCCGTGGCGGTCCTAAATACGTCGTATTTAAGTCTTTCAACCCGCCGATCAGTATTTCCAACTGGGCGAATAAATACGTTCTAAAGCCCCACAGAGGAGCGTACAGGCATAAATCCTGCTATCTGGACGTGCCGCGGGACTGGCTTGGAGAGCAGTTCTTCGATGATGCGGAGGATCTGAAGCAGACCAACTACCGCGCATATCAGCATGAATATCTGGGTGATGCGGTCGGAACCGGCGGAGAGGTCTTTGATAATCTGGAGATCCGGGCGATCACGGACGAAGAAAAGAGCCACTTTGACAACATTTACATGGGCATTGACTGGGGATGGTATCCGGATCCGTTCCACTGGGGCAAGATGCATTATGACAGTACGCGGAAGACGCTGTACATATACGACGAAATGCGATGCAACAAGACAAGCAATGCACAGACCTGGAATCTTCTGGTGATGCAGCACGGCGTGACAGGTCAGGATCTGATCACTGCAGACTCTGCGGAGCCTAAGTCGATCGGTGACTACCGTGACTATGGATCACTCTGCAGGCCGGCGATCAAGGGTCCGGACAGTGTGCGCTACGGTATGAAGTGGCTGCAGTCACTGAAGAAGATCGTGATCGATCCGTACCGGTGCCCGTATACATCGCAGGAGTTCACCGAGTACGAATATGACAGGACCGATGACGATGAGATCATCAGCAGCTACCCTGACGCCAATAACCATTCAATCGACTGTGTACGGTATGCCATGGAGAGAGTCTACAAGCGCAAGGGACAGTAAATGCGCAGGAGAGGGACACAGCTACACGGCATGAGGCGGCAAATCGCGATTGCCTTTTCCGGTGGAAGTGGTACAATGAATCTATCACTTTACAGGGGGAGGCGGTTTGAATGTCAAACTATGTCACAATTACATCCGACAAGAAGAAAGGAACGGCACTGCTGCTCTGCATTTTGTTCGGGTATGTCGGAGCACATTACTATTACGTCGGTCGCATCGGCCGGGGCCTGCTTGCAACGTTCACACTTAACTTTGCGATGATCGGCTGGATCGTCGATATATTCACCATTGCAATGGGCAAATTCAGAGATAACGTGGGAAACCCGTTAAGAGAATGATCATTCAGAAAAGCAGAGCTGAAAGGCCCTGCTTTTTTCATGGCTTTACATAAATAGACCTTGACTTTTTGCACGCGCAATAATATAATTATTGCAGGGGCAGAAAGTGAGGTGATGACATGAGTCCTAGAACAGGGAGACCGCCCAAAGAAAACCCGCGAAACGTGAACCTGAATATCAGGATCACAGAAGCAGAGGCGAAGGACATCCAGGAATGCGCCGACGCCATGGGGACAACCAGAACGGATGCGATCATGAAGGGGATTGACCTTCTGAAAAAGTCCCTGAAAAAGAAATAAGAGCTGTCACGCTACCAACGATCACAGCTCTTATAAGTTCACAGCACGGTGGAGTACTGCTATAACGAAAGTATACCGTATTCCGCCGTGCTTGTCAATCAGCATGGAGGGATGCAGCATAATGACAAACGCAAAAGATGTATTACGAATGATGGAAAGTTTGGCACTGATGACACAAGACAGTGCCGAAACCGGGAACCTGGGCATAGAAGTGTATGCGGATATGGCGGAGCTGATGCGAAACCTTGCAGCGCTTGCAAATTCTTTGATCGAGGAGGACCCGGCGCGATGAACACACGAAAAACACACCGATAAACGCGGTGTGTTTTTTGTTTACCTGATTCGTTACGGGAGGCAGGTATGCTGTATGAACATTTTTGTGATGCTGTATTCAAAGATAAGGGAGGTGCTTAGACGGATGATTCCATATCGGAACATAGAACAGGCGGAAAGCATCGAAACTCCTTTATCAGCAGAAATGACGACGGCCCTTGAAAACTGGTATTCCATGTACCTGAATAAGGCGCCGTGGCTGAGTGATGATTCTGTCAAATCCATGAATCTGCCGGCGCTGATCAGTTCGGAGCTGGCGCGTCAGATCACGCTTGAGCTGAAGTGGAATATCACGGCAAAGGGCAAGAACGCAGATGACGCGGGCGAAGATCCGATGAATCCGCGAGCAGAGTATCTGAAGGCCGAATTTGAAAAGCTGATTGATATTCTCCGGCTAAAGCTGGAGCAGGGATGTGCGGCCGGTGGTATGGTCATCAAGCCATACCCGAATACGGAAGACGGCCATATCTATTTTGACTGGGCGATGGACTGGGGGATCTATCCGCTTGAATTTGACGATGAGGGCAATTTATCGGACGTGATTCTTCCGGATATCTTCCAGAGCGGGAGGACCACATATACACGCCTTGAACGGCACAAGATCGTAAAGGGCGGCGTGGAGATCACGCAAAGGGCCTTCAAGTCCAATACCCCGGACAGTCTGGGGACAGAGATCCCGCTGTCAGAGGTCCCGCGATGGGCGGGCCTGAAAGACACTATCACGGTGACGGATACGGGCGGAAACCTGTTCGGGTGGTACAAGGTCGCATCCGCCAACAATATCGACGTAAACAGCCCTCTGGGCGCGTCCGTATACGCAAAAGCGCAGGATGTGATCAGAGAGGCAGACATCCAGTATTCCCGCCTGTTGTGGGAGTACGAAGGATCTGAGCTTGCGATTGACGTGGATCCGACAGCACTGAGGCCGAAAAAGACAGAGGGCGGCGGCGTTGAGATGCCGAAGCTTAATCAGCGCCTTTTCCGGCAGGTCGATATTGACAAGGGCGATCGAGATCTGTATGAGGTCTTTTCACCGACGATCCGCGACGGCAGCCTTTTAAACGGTTTAAACCAGCTTTTAATCCGGATCGAGGATTTGACCGGCCTGTCACGCGGAACGTTTTCTGATGCCAATGTGGACGCGAGAACGGCCACCGAACTGAAGATCATCCGGCAGAGGTCCTACAGCACGATTTCTGACAATCAGGCCGCGCTTGAACGGTGCCTGAAGAGTGTCATTCGGGCGATGGACAAATATGCCACGATCTACAATCTGGCGCCGCAGGGCGAATACGACGTGTCATTCGAGTGGGATGATTCCATCCTGACCGATACCGACGCACAGATGCAAGAGCGGCTGATGCTGTTCAACGCAGGGATCATCGGCAAGGCTGAATTCCGTGAATGGTATTTCGGAGAGACAAAAGCGCAGGCACAGGCCGCGATCGAGGCGATCACAGATGAGCAGGTCGCGAACAGGGATGCGCTGATGCCGCAGATACCGGAACCGATGGGAAATGGCAACGGACCGCTTCCGGGAGGGGACGACAGGCAGGAACCGAGGCCGGGTGATGAAGAGTGACAGACAAAGAGCTGCAGGCGAAAGTTGATGTATTGATGGAGCGTTTCGAGAGCGTAAACGCTTTTTTTATTGCCAAAATTGCCCACCAGGTCGAAAAGATCGGGAAGCTGATACCGTCAAGCGTGAATATGCTGACGATCATGGCGGATATGAATGCCGATATCGCTGAGATTAACCGGCGCCTTGCAGCAGCCCTGCAGATGACAGTGCCGGATCTGCATGACCTGTACCTGGAGACGATGCAGGACATGTACACAGATCCGCGCTTTAAAAGGGCTCTGGATGAGACGCCTTTATCTGCAAATTCACAGGCACGGATAAACCACTATACGGAGGCCGTCATCAGACAGACAGCAGGCGCGCTGTATAACCTGTCAAATACGACGCTTGTATCGCAGACCTACCGGCATACCGTGGATGAGGCAGTGCTTGCAGTGAGCAGCGGGTTGACGGATTACAAGGCAGCTACACGGCGCGCTGTGCGGGATCTCGGATACAACGGCCTGCAGATGCAGTATCCGTCAGGGTATCACAGACGGCTTGATACGGCGGTCCGCCAGAACATCATAGACGGAGCAAACCAGATAGCACAGAACGGTTCGATCATGATGGGAGAGGCGCTTGGATATGACGCCTATGAGATCTCAGCGCATGCGAGATCCGCCCCGGATCATGAGCCGGTACAGGGCCGCGTGTTCCTGAAAGAGGAATTTGAGAAACTGCAGAGCGATCAGCCCTTCCAGGACGTGGACGGGCGGCAGTATGACGCGATCCGGAGACCGATCGGCGAATGGAATTGCATGCACATCGCGATGAGCTTTTCAACAAAGCATTCCACCCGGAAGTATTCCGACGCACAGCTGAAGCAGTGGGCCGATGATAACGCGGCAGGATGTGAGATCGACGGAAAGCATTACACAATATACCAGGCCTCACAGTACATGAGGCAGATCGAAACGCAGGTAAGGCGCGAAAAAGATACCGCAAACGCTGCAAGGGCAGCAGGCGACGAACAGCTGCAGAAAGACTGTCAGCAGAGGATCAACGCGCTGGGCGCGAAATACGCGCAGGTGGCGAAAGCCTCCGGGATCAAGATGCGAAAGGACCGCATGCGCGTCGAAGGTTTCAAAATGGTTAAAGTATAAATCGTTGATTAAGCCACTGAAGTTTCAGCGGCTTTTCATATATCGCCGGTACGGATCCGGCTTTAGAAATTCCGCACTTGCCCCGTCACAAGGGCTTAAAACTGTGATATAGCGGCGAGTATGACCGCAGAAAGAGAGGACACCATGACACTGAAGGAAGTTTTAGGAGAAGAGCTGTTTGCACAGGTTGACGCGAGGATCAATGAGATCAACGCAGCACAGCCGGATAAAACAAAACATGTTCGCTTTGTAGATTTGTCAGAAGGCGGATATGTGGGACGCAGTAAGTACGACGACAAGGTAAACGGACTTACTCAGCAGGTTACGGAGCTGCAGGGACAGATCACACAAAGAGATACGGACCTTGCAGGGCTGAATACTCAGCTTGCAGCAGCACAGGCCGATGCAGGACAGCTGACAGAAGCGCAGAAACAGCTGACGGCGCTGCAGAAAAAGTACGACAGCGATCTGAAAGCATGGGAAGCAAGGAACCAGCAGCAGGCCTACGAGTACGCGATCCGAAGCAAAGCAAACGAGCTGAAGTTCAGCAGTACCGCAGCGAAAAAAGAATTCATCCGGGAAGCGATTGACCGGAAATTCCAGCAGGACGGCGATACACTGCTTGGATACACGGACTTTGTTGAAAAGTACCGCGCAGGAGATCCGGGAGCATTCGCCGCAGAAGAACCGGCCCCGCAGCCACAGCCCACGGGAGACAACATCCCGCAGATTGTTTTACCTGCAGGGACGCCGCCTACACCAAATCAGACAACCTTCAATTTCGGATTTCATGGGGTCAGAACAAAACCCGAATAACAAAGCACATTAGAAAGTGAGGTCAAATTATGCCGAACGCAATTAACTATGCAGCACAGTATTCCAGAGAGCTCGCACAGGCTTATCCGTATGTCCTGAATTTCGGCGCGCTCTATGCAACCGAAAACAACGGCCGTTATCGTATGGGCGAGGATGGCAAGACCATCTATATTCCGCGCATCAAGACCACGGGCCGTGTTGATTCCAATCGTGACACCATCGCGATGGCAACCCGCAACTATGACAACGCATGGGAGCCGAAGGTCCTTTCCCATCAGAGAAAGTGGTCCACCCTGGTACATCCGAAGGATATCGACCAGACCAATCAGGCCGCTTCCATCGCGAACATCACCCGCGTTTACAACGAGGAACAGAAGTTCCCGGAAATGGATGCATACACCATTTCTCAGCTGTATAAGCTGTGGACTTCTACCGATGCCGCAGATCCGGATAAGCAGGCAAAGACTGCAGACACCACTGTGCTGACTGCAGCAAACATTCTCTCCGTGTTCGACACGATGATGGTCAACATGGACGAGGCGAGGGTGCCGGCCAACGGCAGAATCCTGTACGTGACTTCTCAGGTCAGGGCCCTTCTGAAGGAAGCCGAAGGCCTGTCCAGAACCTTCGATACCAAGAAGGCCGGAAACGTTGTGAACCGTGAGTATTCCAGACTGGATGAAGTCGAGATCATCTCGGTTCCGTCTTCCCTCATGAAGACCGCATACGTCTTCACTGCAGGCTGGGCAGCAGCAGAGGACGCGTCCCAGATCAACATGTTCCTGGTACATCCGTCTGCAGTCATCACTCCAGTTTCCTACGAGTTCGCGCAGCTGGATCAGCCCTCTGCAGTAACCGAGGGCAAGTACATCTACTTCGAGGAGTCCTACGAGGACGTATTCATCCTCAACAAGAAGGCAGATGCCCTGCAGTTCAACGTAACGGGGGAATAATATCCGCTGCTGAAGCTGACACAGACTCCGATGGCAAGCTGTCGGAGTCTGAATTGCAGGCTCTGACCATAGCCCAGATCAGAGCTGTCGCAGCGGAGAGGGGCTACACGCTTACTTCGACGAAGAAAGCAGACCTGATTGCTGAATTTTTGCAGCTGCAGGGGTAAAGGAGGTGTGCGGCGATGTATCTCACGTATGACGAGTATATGACGTACACCAATGATGCGGGAACCGTACCGGAAGAGTCCTTTACCGTGGCCGAATTCAAAGCCCGGAAGACGATCGACTTCTGGACCGACTACAGAGTGCAGGCGATGGAAACCGTGCCGGAGGCGGTAAAGCTGTGCATGATTGCGTTGATCAAGCTGGAGGAAAAGCAGGGCCTTGATGCCACGCTTGACAATCCGACGATCGCGTCTTTCAGCACAGATGGATACTCGGAAAGCTACGGGAGCATCACCGAACAGGCTGCAGCTGCAAATAAGAAAGCCACGGAAGCGATCAGACAGTGGCTGTATGGCGAAACAGATGACAACGGAACGCCACTTCTGTACAGGGGGGTGTATTCGTGATGAAACTCTGCGAAGAAACCATCACAATTTTCAATTCCACTGTGGACCGCGCGAACGGGTATGACATCTATTATCCCACAACGATAAAAGGCGTATCCGTTTTCTGTGAGATCGCGTCTGCTGTTGATTCGTCGGGCCTGAAAGCGGCGAACATGTTTACAATCCGCATCCCTGTCGATGCTGATTTCAGCGGAAAGACCTATCTGAAACCCGTAGAGTATGCGGACAAAAGCAACCCCAGACGGTATTTCACACTGCAGCAGGGGGATATCATCATCCGCGGAACAGAAAAGTCTTCCCTGTCTCCGAAGGAGCTGCAGGAGAAGTACGGGGAGATCATCACAGTTCTGGGCGTCACCGATAGCCGGCGGGCGCCGAACGCGAAACACTGGAAGGTCGTGGGAAAATGATTGAGCTGAAAGTGAAAAAAGTCTTTCTGGACACAGATACAGAATCACTTCTTTCGCGATTCAACCTGGAATCCGGCGGTCTGGTCCAGCAGGCCATAGACAAGGCCGTGATCGACTGGGATCTGCAGTATGTACCGTGGGAGACCGGCACACTCGGAAAGAGTCCTTATTCCCTGACCGCGATCGGATCCGGTGAG